TTTTCACGGAGACTGGTTTTGTCTAATCGCTGAAAGAGGAGATAAAACTGTCCATAGCTTTGTTGAATATGACTCAAGGGGGGACGGAATTCAGCTTGCTTGTAGGATTCCCCCTGAAGATTTCATTCCCATCTGGACATCATGCGATGAGTGTATTGAGTGGCTAAGGAAGAAGGGGTACATAGTGGATATTCTTCAAAACCATGTTTTTGATAAGCGATTTCTTGTAATATGTCGCGGCATGGCACATAAACACGGCCAAGTCCTCATCGAAGCCTTACTCGAGGCTATGGTGGAGGTAGCTAAAAATCAAGAGAAGAAAAGGACTGGAAGAAGATCAACGAAGCGATCATAAAGAGATGGAGTCGTTCCGGATTGATGCGTATCAAAAAGCTTGCATGGATCGGATTCGACAAAGACTTTTGGAAAAAGGCGAAAGCATGTTAAATAGGAAGAAAAGAAAGATCGGTTATTATCAACGGCAATGGAAGAAGTCGATCGAAAGTTTTAAGGAATATGTGAGCGTGATCGAGAAGTATTTAGATAAGGAGAAGTGGAGCGATAAGGAAAAGCTGGAGAACATCCGTTCTTTTATTGAAGAAGCTCCATGCTGGATAACTGAAGTTGATGTATATGATCTCGCGTCGCTTTACGATAATTTAGCAAAATTAAAGGAGATGTAGAATGTCAAGAAAAGAAGATTTAGAAAAACTCAAAGATATGCTGACCAAGACTGCGCATGCAATGTTTTGGAAGCTTGAACGAAAGTATGATGAAGGATATACAGGCTGGGACGATCCGGAAAAGCTGAAGAATTTGAAATCAGAATTTTATGAGCATTTCAGTATGAAAGGAATAGGCGATCCGGACAACATAATTGACATAATGAATCTCCTTGCAATGATCCGGAAGCAGATCCTTGAAGGTCGGGGCTTAAAGAAAAAGACCGAAGAGAAACTGAAAGAGGTTCTTCGCCCTACTGAGAAAGCAAAGGAAAAGCTGGAGAAAGCGGGGTTGAAGCTCGTCTATGAAGGAGAAGACAAGTCGAGAGCAACGGAAGACATGAAAGATACCTCTGCTATGATTGATTTTAATAGACCGGAAGAGGAAGTCGAAGAAGCTCTTGTTGAAGCTGGCCTAAAGGATCCACCCGTGAAAGACAAGGAAGACACGGGAATAAAATTCACAAAGGAAACATATGAACCCAAGGAGAGATCTTTCGACATTACTTTTCTTCCGGATACACACAAAGGAGACGCATTCTTTCCGTTTGAAAACTATGTATATGTTGACATAAAAAAGAATATTCATCATATTAGATTCGCAGAGATTAGCTTCGGAGTATTTATATATCAGATTATAAGCATTGATGGTGATAACGCAGATTATTATAAATTCTTCGGAAGTAGGGAAAAATTGTTTATACGCTTAGAGGATATAATCATAAAGCATGTTAAGCTAAAATGAACACAACAAGAGAAGTAAGAGAACTTAGAAGAGAGAAAGTGAAGATGCTTCTCTCATTGAACTATCCTGTTTCCCAGATTGCACTCCAATTGAAAGTCTCGCGTAGGACAATCAAGTATGATATCAAATACATACGTAGTCAGTGGGGGGTGCAAATAAAAACAATCGATCTCGAACAGCTCATCGCGGAAATAATGTTCGATCTTAACAATAGAAGAAGAGAGCTTTACAGCGTCATTAAAGATGAAAAAGGAAGCGAAGCAAAGATCAAAGCGATCACAGCTCTCGGAAAGGAGAATGATCGAGTAGTCGCTCTTCTTCAATCAGTCGGGAAAGTAGATAAGGTTCCGGATGAAATAAAGGGAACTTTCGTATTTGAGTTTGGAGACAACGGAACTCCAGGAGATGATAGAGACGGACAGGATGAAGGAGAAGAGACGAAAGAAGATTGATCGTTCAGGGATTCACTCCGCGCGCTTCTCAGAAAGAACTCCTCCAAAGCAAAGCTCGATTCATAGCTGCGTGCTGCGGTCGACGATGGGGGAAATCACTCACAGGGCTCAACTGGCTCCAGGAAGGAAATTTCAACGAAGGAGGACAGAACTGGTGGGTCTCTCCCGTCTATGCACAAGCGCGCGCAGTCTACAGAAGGCTCCTTAACGCATGTCATAAATTCTCTCATAAGATCATACGCTATAAGTCCGACTCAGAGCTCCTCATCGAATGGATGAATCGATCAACGCTCTTCTTCAAGTCTGCTGATAGATATGAGAATCTACGAGGAGAGGGGCTGAAACGCGTTGTCATGGACGAAGCAGCTCGACAGCGACGTGCAGTATGGGAGGAGATCATCCGTCCAGCAGTCTCAGACACAGGAGGACGAGTGATGTTCATCACGACTCCTAAAGGGAAGAATTGGTTTTTCGAACTCTTCAACAGAGGACTCGATCCGCTCTATCCGGAATACTCGTCTTTCACTTTCCCGACTGCAGACAATCCGCTCGTTCTGAAAGAGGATATCGAGGAAGCAAAACGGAATCTTCCGCTCGATGTCTTCGAACAAGAATATCTCGCGAAATTCCTTGAGTCTGCTGCTGGAGTCTTCCGCAATTATAGACGTTGCATGACTCAAGAAATGATGGATCCTGTTAGAGGAGTGAGCTATATCATCGGACTCGATCTCGCGAAGCATACGGATTTCAGCGTCCTCTCGGTCTTCAATCAACTAGGAGAACAAGTCTATCTCGAACGATTCAATCAGCTTGATTATACGTTCCAGGAAGAGAAGATCCGGATCCTCGCTCAGAAATATCATGATGCAATGATCGTGATGGATGTGACGGGAGTCGGAGAGCCTGTCTTTGATGCGCTATGTAACACAACGAAGCTTGATATATATCCATATTTATTTACTAACGACACGAAGCGAGAACTCATCCAGCATTTGATGTTGGCTTTTGAGAAGGAAAAGATTAAGATATTATCCGACAAGTCATCTGAAGGACGACTGCAAGCAAATGAACTTGACATATTCGAGTATAGAATGAATGATATCGGAAGAGTGTTCTATTCAGCGCCACAAGGCTATCATGACGATATCGTCGTCGCGACTGCGCTCGCGAATTATGGATTGATGAACTATGCTCTTCCGTTAGTCGCAGTCACAGAGAAAGAGATTTACTAGGAGACACAATGAACATTATTCAATACATGCAAAAAAGGGATCGATCAAAGTCAAGAGAGATGAAGGGAGCAATCCGGAGTCTCAATGAGCAATTAAAAGTCCTCAAGACATTTCAAGCATACGCGATATCGAAGGATATCCTTTCCGTCACTGATGACGATAGTCGCTGGAGAGGAAACGACTATCAGAGTGTAAAGGAAGCTGTTGAAGAGATTGACAAGAAATATAAGAACGCTTCCGACTGGGGATGCTTTCAGACTGGGTCTGTCATCGATCTCCGCGCAGCATTTATCATCCAGGAGGGGATCTCAATCATAGCAGCAACGAGTCAAGCGGACGCAGAAAAAGAGATCGCATTTGTAGAACGACTCCTTGAATTCAATGATCTTGACAGAGAGATCGCACAGACATATGCAGTCGAAGCAGAGATCGAAGGCCGGATCCTACTCACGTTGAACTGGATTGAAGAATCAAAAGACATTGCGATCAACTTCGTATCCTGGCAAAAAAAGCAATACAAGATTACAGCGAACAAAACAAACTATCTGCAATATGAGAAAGCTTCCTGGAAGGAAGGTGATTTAGAAACGAAGATCGACAAGAATGATTTCGTCTATAAGAAATTTGGAGGAAGGATCTCAAATCCGAACGAAGCTGTCCCTAAAATCATGAGATGTCTGACACAGATCGAGCAGCTCGACAAAGCTCTCCGGAACTGGAGAGAGATCAATCGATTGTTTGCTGCTCCTGTTCCGGATGTTGAAGTTCAGCAAATAAATCAAGTTGAAAAGATGCAAACTGCAATCGATCGCTTGAACTGGAAATCGAAGAAAGCTTTCGCGCATGTCGGATCATTCAACTACAAATCTCCTCCGATCTCCGGAGTTACTTCACTGGAGAACGAGATCGTCATGAAAGCGAAGATGATATCAGGAGCGACTGGGATCCCGATTCAGTTCCTAGGGCTTCCAGACGTTCTTTCAAATCGAGCGACTGCGGAGAATCTCCTGGATTTGATCTACGCTGCGACTGTCAAAGAGCGCGAGACATGGAAAGGAGTCTATAAGGAAGCGATCTTCAAAGCGATGGAGATGTCAAACGCTCAGACTGGACAAGGAGAGAAGACTGGACGCTTAGATCCGAACAAGATCGATATAGATATTCCTATGGTATCCGATCAGGACTGGCAACGATTGATTGACTTCTGGTTGCCGGCACGAGTCGCTGGAGAGATCTCGCAACAGCTCTTTCTCAATAAGATTCCGAACGTGAACGTTGACGATGAGATGAAGCGAAAGGAGGATGACTCAAAGAAATCGATTGATCGCTTCATGAACCGGGATGACGGAGATAAGGACGAGGAAGAAGAGGAGGAGGAGAATGAATGAATATGTTTATTCCTGGGGAAATAATCCTAAAAGAAAAACCATGCGCGGACGAATATTCAAATTAATAGCAAGAGGAAACAGGAATAGTGCTTTAATTGAATTTGAGAATGGGCAAAGAGAAATAATAAGTCGCAACGCCATGAGAATTAAAAAAAATAAACTGCGAGGTATGCAATGACTGAAATGATCGTATCAAATAAGATCAAGACATCTCTGGACGATCGACGGAAGAGGATCCAACGTGATCCGAAGAAGTTCCAGGATGAACAGAGAGCGAAGAAAGCTCCTGCTGTGTCGACGAATAAGACACAGCCGGCGACGTTCAAGAGCGGAAAGATCAAAGGGGTTGATCTCTCGAAGATGATTTCGACAATGGACGTAGAGCCAAAGAAAGAGAAGAAAGCTAAAGTTGAAGCAAGGAGCACAAAGAAGAGAAAGTCTCCAGGGAAGAAAGGAAAGAAGTCCGCGACTAAGTCTTCATCCTCGAAGAAGAACGTCGCTCCTGTGAGCTCTAAGGAAGTCAAACAAGAAAATAAAGCTTGATTTTAGATTAATTTTCAATATATTAAGTGTAGACCGATGAGAATACTGGCGCGAATACAGAATATGTCCGAACAAACGATCTTGCGGATGATTCCGCATGATATCTATTCAGACATAAAGACTCGGGATCCGAGTCCTGTCTTCCGCGCTTACGTTGTAGGACACGAAGGAGAGTCAGTCGGGAGTCTCGTCGGAATCGGACACGTTATCAAGCGATGGTACAAATCAGCGATCCGGGCGATAAATGAAAAGCTTCAATTCGGAACGAAGATCTTCCATGAGCACGTTGAATCAAATCGTCATGAAGGAAGATCCGTCATCGGAGAAGTCGTCGGGAAGGGAATCGAGAACATAAAGAATCGGCTTTCTTCAATCGCAGTTGCATATATTTATCCGTCGTTTGTCAATTTACCTTTGGATGTTGCGTCGATAGAAGCTGATCTCTGGGTTGATCCCGACGAGAAAGGATTCTCCGACGTTGATGTAAAGAATATATCCGGAATTGCGCTCGGCAATTCTCGGAAGAACGCTCCAGGCTTTCCAGGAGCCACTCTCATTGGAGAGCTGCAAGCGTTCTACCAATCGCATCAATTTAATGATCGAGGTGGAAACATGGAAGACATTACGATTAGTGACATTCGACGTGTCATTAAATCGGAAGGATTAAATCCGTCTGATCTCTTTGGGTTTGGGGCAATCATGAAAGACGAGAATGTCGCAGACGAAATCGAGAAGATCAAAAAAGCAGCCGTCACAGGAGAGTACACACACAGGAAGCGTGATGAGGAAGGATTTGACAAAACTCGCGAGAAGCTTGAAAAGTCAATCGAAGACAAAGACGCAGAAATCAAGAAGCTCGGACTCCAGATCATATCTAAAAGCACAGCGAAGATTGACTTTGACAAACTCATAGTGGAGCGGAAAATCGATGGAATGAAAAAAGAATTCATCGAGAAGAAATTCGAAAAGGACTTCAGCTTGAAGGAAGAAGAGAAGATGAAAGATGAGATTGAAAAATTCATCGATTCAGGAGTTGATGAATTCAACGACGCAGCAAAACTATTTAAAGTAGAAATCAAAGAGGAAACTGAGGAAGGCAACGACGAAAAAGACAAAGACAAAGGCGGATCTCCAGACGAAAAGAAGAGTGACGCGAAGACAAGCGACATTCTTGATCCGGAGAAGAATCCTTTCATCCCGGAGCCATAGACTCTCGGATCCGATTATTGCGGAAAAAATTTAAAATTAAAGGAGCTATTTTATGCCTGATATATTAAGAATTGGCACGCCGATGGGCGACTGGCGCGTCTTCGAATGGACTGTCAATGTCTCCGTAACAAAGACTGGGACATACACATACAAGATCGAGGACACGATCGCAATCTTGCATCTTCCTTCGGATAAATCGATCTCAATCGGCGAAGCTGGAGTTTTTATCTACCATGCAGAGAAAATAATGATCCGGAAGAAAACCGGATCGGGAGAAGATTTTCTCGTCGGAGAGAAAGTGTATGTTGATTTAACTGACATGCTTGTCACTCCGAACGTACCAGACAATGGACTCTGGATCGGAATTTGCGTCCGCGCAGCAGCGATTAATGACGTTCGCGTCATGATCGACCTGAAGGGCGACAAGGCAACATAAGGAGAGATGAAATCATGAGAGGAAAAATAATTAATGACTGGGATGTTCTCAACTTCAAGGATGCAAACCACAGAAAGCAACTCTCCGGAGCTTTGCAATATTTCTTATCACTCCCTGATCTGTTCATTCCGACAGAGATGAAGGACATCAAAAGATTTAAAAAGGACAGATTGGAGCTGCGCGGATTGCTTACGCAAGCGCAGGAGTTCGCGACGACTGCGGACTTTCCAGCTTCAATCCTTCCTCTGATTGAGAAGTTTCATGCGGTTCCGTTGTATGACAACGGATACGAGATGATCTTCGATGTCAGGAATTTTTCGGGATCAGCGCGGAATGGATTCGACATCCTGGATGTTGAGTCCGGACTCACTTTCCGCAGACTTTTGGTTGGCGATAAACTGGACGTTTTCCAAATGTCCGGAGAAAAAGCTCGTGTATATTTCTCCTTTTACGGAGGAGCTTTAGGGTGGCATCGTCAGCTTTTCGACGACAAAGAATATTGGACTATCGAGGACAACGCAATCGCGTTCAGGAATACAGCATATCAATTCAGAGCTGCGGTTTTTTATGCTCTGATCGAAGCAGTCGGCGCAGCGCAGAACATTGGATGGCAAGCTCATCCGGATGGAGTCGCAGCAGGGAATCGCGGATATCTCGCAGGACGAGACGCAGCGACAATGAACGCAGCAGCTCAAAACATCATACTCAACTGCGCAAACAAAGGGTATGGACTGACTCCAGCGAACGCAACTTTCATAGTTCTCTGTCCTCTCCAGCTCAGAGGACGGATCAAGCAAGCCCTTGGATATCAGTACGACAACGTACAGGGATCCCCGTCTCACGTTGATTATAAGTTTCAGCAGGTCACAACCACAATGCTCACTGTTGCAAACACTTTCTATGTC